AGTAAAACCCCGCTATATTCTTTTTATATAAATATAACGGGGATAAAATCAATGATTAATATTCAAGTTTTACACGAATATTTAATTCTCTCTTTTTAGATTTAATTAATGGTTTGCTTAGTTTTGCTATTGCCAATAATTCTCTAGAGTCATTATATAATCCAACAGTGGTTATATACGCTTTTGGATCTCCAATAAAGTCATCTTGGAATATATCACCTTGGTCTCCAGTTACATAAGATGGATTATTAGAATAATTAAAATCTCCATTTTTTACTCTAACAAAATAAAATGTGCTAGAAACAGTTTCTTTATTTCTTGCTTTAAATCCTTTTTGACCTGATACATATGATCCGGATATTGAATGATGTAATCTATAATGATTACTTCCATTTGAATTTGATCCTGTATTAGTTTGGAATCCCATTTTATTATCTAAAATATTACCATCTAAAATAATAGTACTATGATCACAATATACAAGTCCGTAATATACAGGAGCAGCTGGGTTATGTACTCCATTAGCAATACTACCAGAAACAACATAATATACATTACCAGCATCTTCATTTGAAGCAGATGCTATAGTTGAATCATCAATTAATGTAATAGTTAATGCAGAAGCACTTACTTCAACACTACCAGTTGCGTCTAAAGCAGCCGATGAAGATAAAGTAGATAATGGTAATTCAAAATTTCCTGGATCTAATTTTTCTTTAGTTCTATTTCTTTGGAAGTTAACAACATATATAGAATCAGTACTTCCTGAAGAAGGTGTTAAAAATCTATTAATTCCTTTTGGTAATAATAATTGTTTATATTGACTATAAATAGCTCTTGTTGCAGAGTCATCAATACTATCACTAAGTACAGATCCACTTCCTAATGCATTTCCATATGCTAACGCATATTGTATTGCAGATCCAGTTGCAGAAGGTAATTTTTGAAATACATTAACATAATACGGAGATTGAGCAGCCGTCATTGATTGTGTAAAATAAGTTCTTAATTCTGTTAAGTTATCACTCCATAATCCAGCCGTTACTATTTCTTTTGTTGCATCTATAACATCACCATTTGCTTCAGATAAATCAAATACTTGAAATGTTTTTCCACCATTTAATATAGCATTTTGATTTTGTATCTGAGTAACATAATCGTCAACAGCTTGTCTTTGTATTTCTGCAATAGTAGCTGGAGCTATATCTCCACCAGTTCTAGGATCTTGTACAACTGAATCAGTAGCAATATTTCCTTGTACTTGAACACCTTGTCCAACAGTAACGCCTTCTGAATTAGATAATGCTTCTAACTCAGCAATTCTAGCTTGAGCTGTTGCCGCATCTGGACTAGTAGCTTCAATTGCTCTTGCAACTTCTGGTGAAACAGCTCCTTGATTTGGTAATTTTTTTAAATCTATTATTTTTTTATTCATTAGTTAACTCCTATTAACCTCTTTGTGCAGTTGCTAAATTAACAGCTTTTATAGTTAAACTTATACTAGTGCTACCGCCGGTTTCATTTCCTACGATCGTAATAGTAGCTGTTTTGTCTTTTGATAATTGTTTTCCTACTAACCTAAATCCACCTTTACTCAATGCTGCTACACTAGTAGCTTCTGCATTTGCAGAAATGCTAGGTACAGTTGGTAAAATATTACTAGTAATTTCTTGTCCTACAGCAGATGTAATTAATGCAGTAGATGAATCAGATAAAATTGCTGAATATCCAAATGTAGAATTTGCATTATTTAATCCAAATGTCGAAGCTTGTATAACAGCTGACTGTCCTGCATTTAATGTTATACTTGTTTTGTCTACTTGTACCGTTGGTATTCTTGTTGTAGTATTATTATCTAATGTTAGCAATCTACTTTTCATTGCTTGAGTTTCATCTGGAAGTGCTTCTGTTAATGGTAAATTTTCAATAACTATACCATAATAGTCTGTTCCTAATGAATGATTTGGATTCCATAAATCATAATCAATTTCATCATCTGCTAACGCAAATTGTGTTATATTAAAAGAACCATCTCCTTTAGCTAGTAATTCACGTCCCTTATTTGTTAAGATTGCGTCTACTGTTACAGAAGTATTATCTAAGTATCCCATTGTTATTCCTTTTTTTTATATAAATATTGCGTTCTAAAAAAAAATGCATTTTTTATTGTTTTATTATTATTATTATTATCCTTTAACATCAAATAATCCTTTACTTCCAGGCGGCTCTATATATAATTTATTTCCTGTGGTTATAGAAACTTCAATAACTGGCTTTCCATCTGGAGTGTCGGTTGAATTAACATTATAATCTGGACTAGATATTTTACAGCCGTTAAATCTATGATTAGCTATTCCGGTAGGAAGATAATCTTGAAATTCAGCTACTCGTAATTCAGATCCAGTAATACCTAATTTATATCTAGTTTTGTTAAATTCTGATAATCTACTACTAGTTATGAATAAAGATATAGCTTCTGACTCCCAATAAGGTGTAGATGATGTGACATATGAACTACCTGAAAAAATTATACTAGTATGCGAATATATAGTTCCAGCATAAGGATCTTTATTAGTTATTAATCTTGCGTTATAATTAACAGCGGTTCCTTCTATATTAAAAAATTCTAAGTTACTATTTCGTAATTTACAATCATAATCTATTAATGCAATACTATTAACGTCTGGCTTAGTTTCAACAGATCCAGATGCAGTTGTTTGATAAGCACCATCTATATCCGGGTTTGTATCAAACGATCCAGATGCAGTTGTTTGATAAGCACCATCTATATCCGGGTTTGTATCAAATGAAGATGACGCAATAAATTGATCGGTTGCTTCTATGAGATTATCTCCAATTATCGGAAGTGATCCTGAACCAATAAATTGGTCTATAGCTTCTATAAGATTATCCCCAATTACAGGTAATGAAGCCGATGCAAATGATTGCCATCTTCCTTGCATGAGGTTATCCCCAATTACCGGTAATGAAGACGACGCGAATGATTGCCATTTGCCTTCTACAAGATTGTCTCCAACTGCAGGTAATGAAGCCGACGCGAATGATTGCCATTTGCCTTCTACAAGATTGTCTCCAACTGCAGGTAATGAAGCCGACGCAAATATCTGCACTTTGTTATCATTTATGTCTGGAGCGGCAAATAATTCTGTTACAAAATTTTCTTGAGAGCCAGATAAAATTTCAAAATCTCTGAATATATCACCTTCTGGATTCAGTCTACTTGCACTAGGAATAACAAAATCAGGTACGTGTATTTCAGATAAATGAGTTTGATTTAATTTTGATATTTCTGTTAATGCAGTGTCTTTACTTCTTTCAATAATAGTTGGCTGTATTAATAATCCTAATATTTTTTCAGATCTAGCAGGTAATAATTGTTCTAATTGCTTAAAGAAAGATAAATCAAATAAAGAAAATATTCGTAGATATGAATTCATATCATTCTTAGTTGAATATTTTTTCCAATACTCACGAGACGTATTAATTAAATCAGGGTATGTATATCTATTTTCTTTTGCACGTGGATCTCCAATTAAATCATCCAATATTGTAAATCCTAATTGAGCAATAATATCATCATTGATCATTGTTTGAGGAGAATAATATATTCCCAACTTATTAGAATCTAAAGGAGCAGTATCAAATCCATTTCTAGTAGCTCTATTTTCTACATTTAATGTGTTAAGTAACTCAGTTGATTCAATTCTTACTTTATTATCATCAAACGTACCGCCCCCTAATGATATTCCATCAAAATAATATGTTTCTTCTATAGAATCATATGGAGTACTATTTGTCCACGCTGGATATCCAGATCCGGTAAATGATGCTGATATAGTTGTTCCAATATCAGGTTGTACTCCAGTTAAACTACTAGTAGCTGCGTGATTAATTTTTTGAGTTAAAGGAGTTCTAAAAACTAATTCGTCATATGCATCTACATTTCCATCATATGCAGACGGAGCTTTTGTATGATTAGTATATGGAGCATCATTTAAACTACCGGTCCACATACGTAATTCTTGTACTTGTCCTAATAAACGACTTCCGCCAGATGTGCCTCCTATTAATACAGTCCCAGGATTAGAAAATGAGCCAGTTGCTGATGCAGAAACAGTATTGATAATTTTTCCAAATTTTGATTTTTTTGCTAATACTTCAATACTATTATTAGAACCAGTACGTAATAATGCAGTTAAATAATCACCTTCAAACATTTCAATTTCAGCTGATGAAGTGCCGTTGATTTGTATTCTTCCCATTGTTCCTCTAGAAAATTCTAAAGTTACATCATTGCCGCCGGCTGAGAATAAATTCATTGTTCCTGGAACTAATGGATTCTTTAAAACATTATCAGTTCTAAATCTTAATTCAACTGCTCCAATTGTTTGATTATAATCAACTCTAACAACACCGGTTGTATTTTTAATTAAATCTAATGAATAATCAAAATTTAATTTTTCATATGATGGAGGCCTTTTAAGTCGTGGACCGCCATATTCTTGAATAGTTATTAATGATTGAGGTACTCCATAACAAGCTAATAATGCTTGCACACTACGTTTAGTTCCTTTACTTTTTAATAATCCAGGAATGTTATTAACAATTCTTCGCCATATACCATATGTAACATCACGAAGTGGTAATGATGGATCTCCTACACTATTTGAACCAGTTAGTGGTGTTCCATTACTGTCAGTACCTAATGTGTATTCCCATAAATCAGTTGATTGTGCACCATTAGTCAATTTCCATCCAAATTGTTTAGCTACAGTATATAATAATTCATTTGGCATACCTTGTTTAGGATGCTCATCTCTAGAATTAATTAAAGTCATTGCATTTATATATGTATATAATATATCATAATGATG